TGATATAGCCTGCCTGCACCAATTGCTGCAAGATGGGGGTAAATACTCCAGTCAGGAAAATAGTCGCACTCATGTTGAAGTTATCAACAACGATGATCTGCCCACCGGGAAATAGTTGCTGCCAGATCCTATAGAGAGAAGCTAGCTGTCCATCCCAGTTGTTCTGTGCGATCTTCGCGCGAATGAGAATGCGGAAAGTGTCATCATCGAGCACAGCCGCTCCAGAACCTGTCTGCGGGGAAGATGTGATATCAACCATCCCGCCCGTTCCCGTACCGCCTGTGATGGCTAAATTAGTTGCGCTCAGGTAACCAACTCCAGCGGTTACAACCGAGAAAGAATAAAACGTGTGAGGCGGAACATAAGGAGGGGTGTAAATCCGCAATTTAATCTGGCCACCCGAAGCGCCTGCTTGAACAACTGTCACCACATCGCCATTCGTGTAGCCTAACGTCGCCCAGTTATTGTGAGGACTAGCACTGAGCAGTGATCCTCCAGTTGGCTGGAATGCAATCGTGCGGGAAACACCAACAATTACCCCGAGCACGTCAAGCTGAACACCAACTGCCTCATCAAGATCAAAGTTGCTGGTGATTGATTGAATGCACACCGATGCCTGACACAGAAGCGTCAGCAATACCGTCAGCCAGCGTTTCAGTAGTGGCGCGTTCTGGTACTCCGAGGTCAGCAGGTTCCGGTAGTAATCTATCGACGGGAAGCAGTCTGGAATGTAAGTGCCACCCTGCAATCGTCCATTTGCCACTTGCCAGAAGTACGTGATCGGCAAGCCATTCGAATCGACATCATTCAACAACAACTGCTTTGGGTAAAGTCTGCTGTAGGTGATTGAATCCCAATGTGGAGCGCCCCACGTTTCGCCGGATGGGGGAGGGTTGGTCGCTATGACTATCTTCCAACTCTGTCGTGGCAGTACTGTATCGTTCAGGGAGACAGACGCAACGGCATTCGGCTGGCCGGATGTTGGCCCAATAGTCCGAGGTCTGCCTTCAAACGCAGTTGCCTGCCACTGCGCTCCAGACGTATCGACAAAATAGAACAGGATTGGACTGGACAAAACTTATCGCCTACAGGCAAAGCCGTTGTGAATAGCCTTGAGATGAATAAACGCAGCGTAGCCCGCTTCGCCAGCCCACATGTAGGAAAAAGCCTTGTGGCCTGTTTTGATGAGCATAAAGTTCATTCCGGCAAGCATAGCCTCTCCGCCAACTTCCGCGCCCCAATTCTTAAACATATCCGAGTAAGTTGGCTTTAGCGGAAGATTGGAGTTTCCTTCCACACAGGACGTATTGTGGATGACTTGCACGCTGTAAATGCGGTCAGCGATATCAGAAGCGACGATCACGCCGAGCGGAATAACAAAACGTTTACTCTTGAGCGTCTGCATGTTCGTCCAGTGTGGCTCGCTATAGTCCCAGCAAGGCACCGATCCGCATTGTTGGCGCTGTGGAGTAGGCACATCGGGTAAGGTCTGCGCCGCAGCAAATAACGGTACAAGAAGTAACAACCAGAGTAGTTTCATTTAGTTTGGGTTCCCCATGACCGTGTAAGCAAACGTTGCCGTGTCAGAAGTGTTGCTCGAAGTGAGCGAGAAGCCGCTGGCGGAAATCACGGGCGTAACTTTCGTTCCGTTCAGCGTCCCGCCCTGCCAAGAATAAGTAACGATTGGAGTGGACGAAAACGAGCGTCCAAAGGTGTAACTGGCAACACCAGAGGCCATCGTGACCGTCCCCCACATGTCAGCGTTAGTCGTGTGCCGCACAAAATGACTAGGCTGCCCTAATACACGGTCAATGCAAAGCAGCCCCGCTGCGCGCGCGTCCGAGCCCCCGAAGCAAATGCCAGGATAAGTAGAATTGAGCACGCTTCCGATATAAAGCGCTGTACCGTCCCCCACGAAGCCTGCTGACATTTCTTCGCGCGCTAAGTGCAGCGGATCTTCTTCCATGATGAAGTCTGTTCCGCAACTGACGCCAATACCGGGGCCATTACAAGCGCGAAAGTGAATACCCACTCTTCTAACTACTCCGCCTGTATCCGTTAAGACAAGTAACCCACCTATACCGTTAGAAGCGGTAGTACCGGGCTTGCCAACGTCAAGAGATCCGACGCCGTTCAGCGAAGAGTCAATGGCCCCGAACGAAGAGTAATAAGGGAAAATGATACTGCCTACCTGTGTCGAGTTCGATGCTGCTGTCACGGCGCACATAACGTCGTGACCAACGCTAGATGCGTCTACGGTACGCATGACAGGCGTAGCGGTTACCGTTCCGCCTTGAGCATCTGAAACGAATTGGCACTCATTTGACTGCGATGTGGGCGTTGTCGTGTTCAGATAGATAGGAAGCGTTAAGGTTCCATTGCCAGGCACAGTATTGCTGTCCACTAAGTTATAGCCTGTGGAATCGAATACTGGAACGTGGCCGTTGGCTCCCGGAGAAATACCCGGAACAAACACTGCCGTGCCATTGTTCAAGGTAATCTTGAAACGGTGAGACGTGGAATCTGCGCACAAAATGTCAGCGCCGGGGATGCCAGATATACAGCCACTTTCCATAAACACGGCAGGTACATCGAAAGTTTGCTGCTGAACGAATGTGTTCGGGCCTTCGACTATCGCCGCTGTACCGCCTGGAGGTTGCGCCAGCGCAACAGCTGACAACAGAATCAATAATCCAAATAGGAATGCACTTTTCAAGAGAGTTCTCCCTTATACCGCAGTGATCGAGATGTCTCCAGCAATGCCCTGCACGACTGCATTAAAGGCCATGACAACGTCGGTTGTAGTCGTTGGGGATGCAGAGGTGCCAAAGAAGAGTGTCCGCACAGAGACAATCGGAAGCGTGAGGTTTGGATTTACTGACATCGCAACGGAGACCAATGCTCCGTAGCTCACCAACTCACCTATTTGCAGACTATTCAAATACGTGACGAGCGCATCCGACATTGCTGTCAGGGTTGCTGACGATCCTCCCGGCAACAGGTGAGCGGTGATGACAACATAAATCGGCGCATATGTAGGGCGATAGAAATTGATGTTCGAAACAATTTGCGAAATGGCATCCGTGACCGCAACGGTTGTCGTGCCGTAAGTTCCGCAACCTAATCCGCGGTTGTAATAAATCGCACTCGCCACATCTAAATCTGTTCCACCTTCGACTACGGGAGCAATCGAGTGGCTCGGCGTTCCGTTCCCATTTGTTGTCGCTGTACTGTTTTCATCCATCGCGTAACGCGTAACTCCAGAGACGGCAGCAATAGCAGCGAGCGTTCCAGCCGGCAGGGAAATCGAAGGTAACGCGACTGATAATGCTTGCCTGGAGCGTAGCTTGGCATCGACTTCAACTGGCTGACCTGGTACCGATGGCCCTGCATTTGTGACCGTCAACCATCCCAGCGTCGGTGTCACTATCCCGCTGGTAGAAATCTGCCCTGCCAAGATAGCGACTGCCCCAATCTGCTGGCAAAGAGCAACTGCCGTTATAGTTCCTGTATTTGGAATAGTCACACTTGCTGGCAGGTTCCAGTTGTAGCCATAGATCGAATCTTGCACGATGCCGTTCGTGATGACCGTTCCCGGCGTTCCTGTGATTGTGAGTACAACTGTTGAATAGCTTGCAATCAGCCTTTGCAGGCCATTCAGTTTGATAATGCTGTCGAGGCCCGCACCAACAGCCGTCTGCGGAGACTGATTGTTCCATGTGAGCTGCGCTGTTTTTAGAACATCAGCGGCCATCGAAGCGAAGAGGGATATCTCCTGATAGTCTGCCGAATCAACTCCTAAATACACGCTTTGACCGTAGATCGCCTGATACTGAGCGATTAGATAATTTAAAATCTGCGTGTAGCTAGGAATCGTGAGCCCTGCGGCACTGATTGATGGCGGTGCGTAGCTTCCCATAGGTTAAATCTGTCCGCTGCTGGTAGGGGTTGGAGAATTAGTCACTGCGAGTGATCCGAACTGTGTCTGCACTTCACAATAAAACGTGAATGCACGAGATGACGCATTGAAGGTTGCTGATACATTGCTGAGGCCTGTGACGTAGGGCGTAGCCAGAATTCTCGCTTGAAGAATCAGTGAGATGGTTTGCGTATTGTTCGCGCCGCCAACCCCTAATATCTTCTGCCAGAGCGGGAGTCCTTCAATCGCGTTCTCCCACCACTCGCCCTGAAATAGCAGGAGTCTTTGGTGGATGATTTGAGCAACAGCGTCCAGATCGCTGAGGAAGTTTGCTTGACCTTGTCCCTGCTGTGGATCGTTGGATGGCCCGAGCGCGCGGCATGTGATGGTGGCGGACATTTAGAATACTGGGCCGCTCACGCCGCCTCCAGTTTGTACACCTGTATGTTTGTGCTGGAGAAAAATCTTCCCATCCACGTGGGTCTGTCCAGAACCATTAATGTTCACGAGATTGGCGGAATCAATTTCCACTTTCGTCGAACCATTGATGGTCACAGTTGGCGCTGTCACCGCTATTTCATTTGTCCCCAACTCGACCACAACCGTGCCATCAAGCGATCGCGCTTGCATCTTGTCGGTTGAGTAATTCGTGATGCGGTTTGGCTGTGACTTCAATCCGAAGATGGCAATGCCGTCCGAGAGGTCATGTCTGCGGCGATCTTCCTGATTCTGTATGTCGCCCTTTTCCCACCAAGCGTTAATACACATATCCGCGAAAAGAACTACGCACTCATCGCCAGCCTGAATCGGCACAGTTACGACAAAGTTCCCAGCTCCAAGAATATGAATCGGGACATCCTCAAGCACCGGGAGCGCAGTGGGCGTTGGAACTGAATGCAGATTGATGTTCTCGCGGATGGTCGGCTGAACACTGACCGTCTGCTTTGTGGCATCGAATGATACGACTTGGCACGGCATTGCTACCCGGAGATCGCAGAGCGCTTGCCAGAGCAGCATGTTCCACTGCTCAGCATTTATACCTAGCCGCTGCGCGAGATTAAGGAAACTGCTGCTAGCTTCGGTCATTGTGGCCCTGCATTATTCGTATTTGCCGTTGCCGCAAGGCGCATGAGGGCCGTTTTCGCTTCGAGACTGGTAAATCCATCAACCTGCACGTACCAATCGTTCCCGCGCGTGTCGCCGTAGAATCTAGCCCCTGAAACGATATAAATGCCATCTTCGTCAAGCACGGGAATCTGCGAATCGTTCGGGTTAATTAACTGCTTCATGCGACGAATCAGGGTGTTGTCAATCTTGAACTTCACGAACGGAACCTGTACCTGCATTCGCGCGTCTAAGAGCGCCATCATGGTGATGCCGAACGGCGTCTGCTGTGGAGTGCCAATAATGATGCCATCGGTCGGTGTTGAACCTTGCCCAGCGAAGTTGCCAACTGGCAGCGACGGAGGAGAGAATGTCAGTGATGGTTCCGCGGGGATTGCGTTCGCATCCGTGATACCAGTAATGCTCAAACCTTTATTCGAGAGCCACCACTGAAGATTGTTGTCTTCTGCGATCTGGGTAAAATAGCGGCCCGGATTACCGAACACCGTTTTCGCGCGGGAGAGTTTGTTGGGTTTAATGGTCGAGGCGATTCTTGCGACCCCGATCTTATTGAAAGCAGAGTCAGCGATTTTCGCTGCATAGTCCGCTTGGGTGAATCCAGCTGCGAATGTCTTATTGACGAAGTTCCCAGCCACGTCCCACAGACCAAGAATGCACACGAGTGTCAATTTGTAATCGACCACGTTTTCCCGCTCGAACAAGGTCTGAAATACTGGCCCATCCCAAATGACTCCATACCCGCGTGGATAGCCTTGATAACCAGCCCGTACCGTAACGCGCATCCCTTGCCAGTTGACCTCGCGCATGATCTTCGCATTGGTTTCCTGATCGAGGTTGTAAACGGATATATAAGCCGTCCACAGCGTCTGGAATGCGACTTGCTGAATGTCGAATGTGACTTTTAACTGCTCTGGCTCGAAGGAATCGGATGCGATAGTCAGCACTTCTTTCTGGAGAGTGACCTGAATGTCGTAGCGCCTGCCGAAGAGTGGCGTTGTTCCAGTCGTGCTCATGCTTTAGGCATATCACTCCATACCAAAATGAAATCGCTGCCTAACGATGTAGCGTCTGGATGATCGGCATTCCGGCCGGAGATATTCATGAGATAAAGTGATCCGATGTTTAAATACGCGAACTGTCCAAGCAGGTTTCCAGCAGGGAAGAAGCCGCCTACAAGCGGAACGGAATCAAGTAGTAATTGGTTATTGCTATCGCTAATCGTTAACACCCAATATCCAGCGACATCGTTGTAACGGAGAACGCAAACGAAGGTTTGCAGTCCACCCGAAATATCGACCACGGCTGACCATGTTTGATTTGGGGCAGCATCCAGCGGAATGACCTGATCCATGCTGGTTAAAATCCAACGCCGCTTTTCATGGAATTGAGCGCTTTCTGTAAATCGGGCGAGATGGGCTGAGCGCTTTTCGGCCCTTCATTGGTTGTTCCAGTCTGGGCGGACCGAGCAGACACCGGAGTCGAGAGCACAGTTCCAGAGATTACCTGCGATAGCGTCACGTGCGCCCTCAAAGCCGACCTTGTTCGGGAAGTATCGACGGCGCGCACCATCGTGACGAACATATTGCTGTACCACTTTAACTTTGTGAACACCTGCAATGGTGAACGGAGCGCTTGCAACATCTCAAGTGTCTGAAACGCGGAAACCGACCGCGATCCAGCATCCGTAAATTGCCCTGCCTTGTAACTCGACATGCAGTCCGACATTCCAATTTCCAGCGTCAACTCAGATGGTTCAAGGTAGGCGTGATCGACGATAGAAGCGCCTGCCTGGGTTGGATGTCGCGTCATTGTGAGTCGCTGAATATGGTCAGACATCAACAGCGCGTCGAAGAAGTAACTGGTTGGCGTCAACTTCGTTGTAGTTGTGGGAGTATTCGTTTGACTTTGACCGTTAAATACGATTGAGGACTGTACGACTTCAGTTGTCGGAATGTTCGCGGTGATATAGAACTTCTGTGGCAGGTTCCGCTGCGGTGGAGACCACGGCTTAACCGATGGAGCGTCTCCCGGAGTAGGGGCTACCGAGATCGGCGCAACCTGAAAGAAGAAACTGCTCACGCATACACCCCTTGGAACTGGGCCATGATTACCTTGGCTGAGCGTTCATTCTCGGTGCGTACAACGGCCGCAATCTCTTCCTTTGACGCATTGGGCTTTTCCACGTGGACATGAGTGTCACCAACCTGGATTGAAACATTTCCCGCCGTGCCGCTTGTTGGCCGGAACGCTCCAGCGCCAATCGCCTCGTTATAGCGTTCCCGGTGCTTGAAGATGTAGTCCTGATACGCAGGCTGCTCGGCTGGAGATGGGCCGTATTGCCGCAAGGCTTTACTGACATCCCCTCGATTATTCCTAATCAGATCCGAGAGGTAATGCGCAGCCATGTCCATGTTCTGCTCAGGATCGAGCGCATTCATGCCGTACATATTCCAGTTCTTTTTGATGAACTGCCCGTAGCCGTAAGCTGAGCTATTCGGATTCTGCGCGTGGGCATTCCATCCAGACTCGCGCTCGATTAGAGCCATGAAAAGAGCGGGATCGACGCCATGCCGTTGTGCGGCAAGGTAGGCCATCATCTTGGCGCTGCCAGCATTCTTGTATTCGTGCTCATTGAACGCTTGATCCATGCCGCCGAGAACGCCGCCAATCGCTGCTCCGCCGAGTGTTCCTATGCCCGGAATAAAGCTCCCAGCCGCAGCTCCGACCGCTGCCCCACCTAAAATATGGGAGAGCCACGGATTAGCGCTTATGGCCTTTGCAATGGCATCAAGACCGTCGAAGATAGTTTTGAGCGAGCCTGAAATGTGATCGAGTGCCTTGCCCATGTTGTCGAGATTCACAGTTCCCGTTTTCAAGCCGGGATCGTTGTAAAATTCCCCGATAATCTTGAGCACAAACGAGAGTCCCATTTTCCCGATGTCACCAATGTCCTGAAGAATGCTCCACGTATCATGCAGTGCCGGAACGAGATACTTTGAAATAGCCGCTGAAATAGTGGGGATGTTCGTCTCGAACCAATCGTTGAATTCCCGCAGTTTACGCAAGATACCGTTCTCATCTCCAAAGAGTGCCATGCTCAGGTTCTTGACTAGGCTCATAGCCAGATACTGCCCAGCGATCGTCATCCGCGTAAATTCAAAGCGAATGTCCCGAATATGCCGCATCTGCTCTTCGAAACTCTCTCCGCCTAGTCCTCGATTTAGAACGCCTTGATCTTTGATTAACTGCTGGTAGCGCTCCCGGAGTTCCGGCGGCCCCCAGAGAATGTCTCCAAGCGATACTCCCAAGGCATCTGTGGCAATCTTCATCTGCTTGGCTGCGTCTGTGCTGGCAAACATACGCCGCGCGTAAATCTGGAACTGCAAATCGGATTGCGCTACGTGGTCGATCAGGCCAATAGTTGCCCCTGCCATGGAGACAAGAGCGCCCGTGACGGCGGTGCCTGCCAAGATGAACTCTGAAGCTAACCCGCTAGTCAATTCTGAAACCGCGCGCCCCGTTTGCCGCAGGACTTCATTGAACTTGGCAAACTGGTTCGAATTGATATCCCAGCCAAGCTCCACCACGTATTGCTGGAAAATCTGATTATTCATTAAGAATGTATTCCCGTTCGATTTGCCATTGTCTCAATGCATCTAGATACCATTCGACAGGAGCTCTGCCGCGCGCGTAACCGCGTGCGCTAGGCTTCCGCAACCAATGCTTAAATAATCGCCACCGCATTCTCATTTCCTGTTCTCCTCGCACCATACTTCATAGAGTCGTTCATTCACTGCCTTCAAATCGAGCGCCTCGTTAACATCCACCAGATCGTCCACAGTGTAGGTTTTGTCCCACAGTTCATGTTGCCGCCAGAGGCCCTCCAGAACGGGCCTCCACAAAAACGCATCGACATGCTCTACGATTGTTGGCTGGAAGCCAACTTCTTCGCCGCCGCTCTGGATGCGTACTCGAAAAAAGGGCAAATATTAAACCACAGCGACTCCTTCACTAGTTGCGAGAACACGATTGGGTCATCCTTGATCTCCGGAGCGGCGAAGCGTCCATCATCCATCATCACCGGAGCAAACGTATCAGGGCTGACCTCGTAGCTTGCCGCACGGAGGGCCTGCTGCTGAATCTGCTGGAACACTTCGGGAGTGAGGACGGTCGAAGCACAGATGAAGGTAAACTCGACGGCTGAGCGAGCGAAAGCGACTGCCGCTTCCCCTTCTGGTACAACTTCCTCTGCCACTTCGACGTTTTCGGTCTCAGGCTTGGTAGCGGCCTTCGATCCCGCCATGAGTAGCCGATTATGAATCTGTGACGCCACGTAAGGCGTCATCTTGGTCAGTTTGTAATTCTTGTCATCGATCACGATGACCTTAGATGTTTCTCGCATTGCGTCCTTTCTACTACGAAGTCAGGTTCTGAACATCGGCAGCGATCAGCTTCCAGGTCAATTTCTGACCCTGCGCCGTGTAGACCTTGGTTGGAATCTTACTGAAACAGATTCCCGTGAGCACATGGGATGTGCCGTCAGTTACGTTCCTGAGGCTCAAGCCTGTCGAGGCCCAGTTCGAATCATCCCCGGCATCGGCCGCAGTCTTGAGCGTGTTGTAAAGCCGTAACAGGAACTTGTGGAAGATTGAGGTTTGCTGTACTTCGATCTGGATAGAGCCACTGTCGCCTGCCATGTGCGAGAGCATAATCGCCCCATCAGCGGCAGTGTCCACGGCGGTCTTTTCCGTGTCCATGTCGATACTGATTTGCCCAGCGCCGATCTTGCCTGAAAACGCGAACGGCCCGATGACCGAATCGAGCGCACCCGATAAATCCTTGAAGCTGTAAACCGATGCCGAACTACTTCCTGCCATGTTTTCCTCCTAGTGCAATGTCTGTGTTGTCAACGCCTTACGTAAACGCCAATCGTGAGTGATTGAACCGCTCCAGCCTCAAGAATGGAGCAATAGATCGGTACTGCCTTGCGAGCCTGTCGATCCGATGTTGATTGCGTGCTATAAGACGGCGACTGGCAGATGTAACCCGTAGGAACCGAATCGCCAGGATTCAGGTTTAGCACTATCGGCCCTGTCCAATTACCGCCCGCAAGGAAGCCTCTCGCCCGCGCCCGTTCGCATGCTTGATTGACGCCATGAATCAGCGTCGTCTGGCCAGGATCGGTTTGCGGCACGGCCAGAAGCGTTGCCAGAATGTTTGCTTCAGTGAACTGGATATCGGATACGAGCATATCGATATTCAGAATTTCATCGAAATACTGTTTGTTTGCGACCACGCCCTGCATGTCGAACTTGTAAGAGTTGGCATAGTCGAGATAGGCGTTGCCGTTGTTTGCCTGAATGTTCTGCACCGAAGTAACCGAGAGCGGCTCGGTAGCGATCCCCACAAGCGTTTTAAAGGCCATAGTGAAGAATGACCCGTCAAGGCCCGTATTGAGCCCCATGGCAACGCCCATGGCCGCTGCGCCAGCGTAGATGTTGTTTGGGAACAACCCGCCCTGCGTGGTTGAGTACAGCCCATAAACGCGGCTGTAGCTTTGCGCCTTGAGGTAAGCGAAGATGTTTCCCGCGCCGTTCGTTGGCACATTTGCATCCTGCGTGGTGTAGAAATAGCAGCCTACGGGTGTGACTGCCTGCATGTAGGCGGCAATCGCTTCGTGATCTGCGGTAACAGCGGAAGTAACAAACGCTGCCCACCAGGTAAAGCTCGCCAGTCGGCAAGCGGTCAGTGCCTGTAATGGCGTTTCCCCGATCTGCGTGATATCCACTTCGAGGCCCGTGCCAGTTCCGCCAGTTGTCGCGAGACTTGTCGCAATTGCGTAGCCCGTTCCTTGATTCACAAGTTGCAACCCTGTGACTGCGCCACCGCCAGAAATCGTTGTCACAATCGCGGTACCGCCGCTTGCACCAGATTGAGTAATGCCAACAACATCGTTCACCACATAACCCGTGCCTTGGTTGGCCGAATGTGGATTCAAGGCAAAGATTGCGGACAAATCCTGCCGTCCAACCTGAACCGTACTTGGCGCTGGAACTTGGCTCACGTAAGCGGTCACAGCCAAATACTCTCCCGATGTCGAGGAGAATCCATCTGCCAGCATCTGCGCGAGCGCCGTGCTCACCGCATAGGTGCGAACACGCTGCGACGATGGGATCACAGAGGATGGGCCAACAACGATGCCCTGATTGAATGTGGGCGCTTGCGGCGCTTGCGGCGACACGAGCACCGTGACATTAATAATTGAATCTAACGGCAAAGTTATAGGACTGCTCATTGTTGGCCTCTGGAGTTACGGGATGGTGATATCGATGTCTGCCACGATTTTGCTTGCTGTTTCGACAATGATTTCTACCGAACTAATAGCAGGCACAGGTGGCGTTTCATTCACAAGTTCGTTAAATCTCACTTCAAAATCCACGCGCTCAAACCACTGCTTCTGAATCAATTCCGGAATACGCCTTGGACAAGACTCATCTGTGATCTGATAGAGATAAGTGCCAGCCATGAGATCGTGGCCCGCTTGCGTCAAGAGCCCAGAATGAAGCTGTCTCGCGCGATCAAACGAGTTTGGGCCATAGAAGCACCAGAAGATTTTCCAGACACGGGTATAAACGAAATGCTGCTGAATGGTCTCAACATCTAGTACATCGTTTGCCAGGTCGCGTAGCTGGTTGTATTCATCGTCATCCTCAATTGCCCTGATATAAACTACATCCGCGGTCTTGTCATCGAACGGCTGGCCTTCGGGTTGCCATCCTATGCGAACCTGAGAATACAGCGGGTCGGTAGGCGATTTCGGCACTCCTAGGCCAAGCAACGTGATCGTGACTGACTGTATGGCAGATTCCACCATCGAGGGAGTCAGTGGAGTTTGATATGTAGGGACGCTCGACATCTGTTAGTCGGCCAACATCCTAGCGGCTAGGGCCTTCCAAAATCCTCGGTTTGGATATGGAGCAACACTAAACACGCGGTATTTCTCTCCGTTCCAAACTACAATGTCCGAGACTCCAGCGGTCTGTCCATCCGCGTGGGTGCGGTAAATCTTCTGCCCACTCTCGATAACAATTGCTCCAAGCACTACGTCAGCATCTTCTGTCATGCTCAAATCTTCCGCTTGAGCAATACGAATTATGCCGCGGAACTTGATTTCTGTTTTCGTGTCCGTCCATCCACCAGCGGCGAACTGTCCTTGCGAGCGGAGCACGAGGAAGAATTCGGCCATCTGCGGATCGGTGAGCGCTTGAGAGAGGTTCATTTCTTATCGTTGATGACGAAGGAAATTGCCGCCATCATAGCGCCCGAATCGATCAGAGGTTTAGTTCTAGTGACCCCTCTACGCCTTCGCGCTCTGATTGTGGCTGGTCTCAGCGGCTTAAACGGCCCATCGATTATTTTCTTCCTCACAGCTTTCTGCGCAATCAAACCAATTGCAACCAATCCCTTATCGAGTTCCTTGTCTTTCCCCGCAATCACGCCTTGTCCCATGGCCTTGAAACGGTTAGCAAGTTCGGGTTGAACTGACCTGATACCGGGACGAAGAAATTCTCGTGCTGGGATGCCGCGCGCGGGGCTGCCCTGATCGTGCACGTAAGCCAGCGCCGCGTTATTAATCGAATCACCTTTGCGCTGCGCTGTCGCTCTCGGCACGCCCACAAGGACAGACTTCGAGGTGAGCTTCTTGACGGCCTGTGCGAAGTTGCCGCTCAAGTCGATGCCGCGAACTATCTTGATTGTTGGATTGAACACAGAAAATCACATATTCGGATTCGGGAAGTTGAAGTCCCAAATCCCAGACCATCCCGGCCCGTTCAATGCTGGAGAACACCCCGGAGTGCCAATTTGCAGTCCGCCAGCTCCGAACATTCTCGCCGCATGAAGGAATCTTTTGCCGAAAATGCTGTAATTCCAATGCCCTCCATCCATTTCCAGCACCGATGCCGTATCGTAGGAAATCTGAACATCTCCAGACGATTTCCCCGCCACTGCGCCCACCGCAATCCCTGGTATCCCGGCCATGTCCATGTCCCGCTGCGCAAGGGCTTCGAGGACTACGTTATGGGCAGTGAACATCTCGACCCCCATGATGTACGTTACCGACGTTGGCCCGCCCCAGCGATCCACGTTGACCATTGCCAAAGCGATATTCAACCAATACTGAATAGCTGATTTAGGGATTTGCACGAGAGCCGGATCAGTGACGTTCGATGTATCGAGTTCCGGGATATCGGACAAAAATTGGCTTATCGTAACGGCGGGTGTCGCCATGTTTTACTCCTTGTCCCAATACTTCCGATGCTGAGCATTGATGTCCGCAAGTGTCATGGCCGTCGTAGACAGAACCTCATCGGATGCCTTGCCGCCTTTAGGATGCGCCGTGTGGAGAGCCGCAGCAACACTTTGCTTGACCGAATGTCCCGAGGCTACCATTTCGTGAATATTCTTCTTGACTGTAGCCTTACTGCTGCCCTTGGCAAGTGGCATAGAAACTCCTACTTCTTTGCTTCCGGAGCCTGTGCCTTCCCGTTTGGAACAGTAGGCTTGACTTCTGCTGCTGGCTTCGGCGCTTCCGTGACCACCGCAGCTTTCTTGGCGGGTACAACGTGTTCCTTTGCCCCATTTGCTTTCAGATACCAGTGATCCTTGATACTGACAGGAACCTCCTGATAGCCCGGAGCAAATGTGATGACCTTGAAATTGTCGAGCCTCAAGTTAACCTGGTTTTCGAACAACATGGTCACGGTTTCTTCGTTGGGGAAATAAGCGTCGAGCACGGATGCGGCGGGAACAGAGCGCTGCCCCGAGAATCGCGCCGCATCCGCTATGTCTGGCCGTGGATCATACGGCCCCTTGGTTGATTGATCTACTGAACGATTTGGTTCCATTTTACTTTTCTCCAAAAGTGAAACTGTAGCGGAGTCTCCATCCTTCGATTGAGACTCAACGCGCCATAGTAGAAGCTACAACTTATTTCTAAAGACCGTCAGCGTACCCCATAACCGACCCGTATCTTGTCTCAACTGCTCCAAGGCGGCAGAAATAAACAACCTTGTGATAGAGCCCGTCGTACTGCGTGGGGGTTTTCTGAAGTAACGTCATCGGATAACAGACCCGATCTTTGTTTTTGTCGTAGAGCATCATGCGATCATATGCTCCCTCAGTTCCAACCGTTCCGCCCGCACCCGCTCCAATTAGCCACTTCAGCGGCAGAACGCGGAGCTTCCTGCCCGTGCCAGTGGTCATCAGATTGTTCTCCTCAATGTACTTCAGCACCGACGTGCTGCCAGAGGTGCCGATCTTCTGAGTTGTGATTTGTCCGTACTGGACTGGAGGCAATCGCAATTCCCCAGACATTACAGACCATCCCGTGTTGCCCCAGGTCGAAGTAAGCAAGGTGTTCACGTCGGCCAGAATTTCATCCGGCGATTTGGTTGACCACAACGGAGAGCCGCCACCACCGTTGGCAACGTTTCCAACGTTTGCAACGACTGTGTTTGGCTGATTGACAAGTCCTTTCAGCCCGTATCCAGTGTCACCGATGTACACCATTTCGTCGATGTCCATCTGGTGCTTCATCTTGAGCGCACTGAATTTCTGTTGGTCGATCGGCCTGCCGAGACGAATAGCCGATTCGAGCTCTGGGATCGTGAACTTTACTTCCTGAGCCCAGATGTTCAGAGGGAAGGTGTACTTCGCGATGTCGAGCGAAGTGTTCGTGATTTGGGTCGTGTCTTTCCCGGCCCACGATTTCCCGTTCCCGATACTGTTGCCCGTTCCCAATCCGCCCGGAGCTCCATAGGTGCTCAGAGTGAAGCTGGTTACTTCATCGGCGAGCGAAACATCTTCCCGCAAGTCGATATCTCGCGGCCATGTCACGCTGACCAATGGTTCGTGAAGCGTTTGATCGAGGCGCTCCAACTCTCCAACAAGGAAAGCGCCAGTGGAATCGACTGTGCGACCATCGTGAGTGCTGTAGCGCTGGCCTAGCGGCTTGCCCACAGCATCTCCAGTCGAATAGCTTGATTGTCGTGCGTTGTCGAACGTGAGTAATGACATCTGTTTTAGCTCCTCTTTACCCCGAAATGTGGAACTGGAATTTAGATATGGAATCCTACTTCTACAACTTTGCTGGCATCCTCAGTCCCGTTGAAACTGGTCGCGGGAATCGGGAGCGAGATGGTGTTGGAACCGCCACCTGTGGCGATTTCGAATTGGTCTTGAATGTGCGAGCCGGAAGTAGCAGCGACCCAGATAAACACCTGTCCGCCTTTCGCCGCTCCCGTGACGTTCAACTGCACCATGATGTATCCAGAGCGCAGTACATCAATCACCCCTGAAGTCGGAGGCGTTCCCGACCCGAAGGTTGGAGTGGCCGTGTTCTGCTGAAGCGGAAACGGACGTACTGTGATGCCGTAGATGTCCGACAGTCCGGAATCTCCAGCTACCAGCGGACGAACTCCTTGAGTAGTCGCATCGACCACGACTGGCTGGCCGTATGCCGTTGGCGGAGCGCTCGCATCGATCAAGCACGACTCGATGGTGACTGGATGGGAGCGGTTGACATCTCCAGGAGAGCCTGCACCCATACGAAATTTGAATACTGGGCCAGCAGCATCACGAAATTTGAAGCGGCCCAAGATTTCCCTCTCTTCTTCAGGAAGGAACAAAGCTGCAATTTTCTTCCATTTCATTCGGTTAATTCTCCTTTGTTGCGAAGTTGTACAGCACGTTGTCAGGAGCTACTTGTAAAGTTCCTGATTACGCTTATTCAGTTCGGCGATCGAGTTAATTGCTCCCACGGGTTTGCCAACGAACTGAGTCCGTTCTCCCGGACGCAGCGAGTCGTTGTTGAGCGCGCGCTTCATGCTCGCTACAGCGTTGAAGGCAGTTCGTACTTCCCCGCAAGACAGTTTGTCGAGAGTCCGATTGCGGGTAATACTGTCGAGGTAGACATTCACATCGGGCTGAGTGTCCGAGGCCTTGGCGAGAACGCGACGCCGGAAAGCGCAGAACGCGTCCAGCGTCTTGCCCTTGTCCATCTTGGCGTCGAAGGTTGGAGCCTGAATCCCCGGCATGATGATTTCTGCCATGGACACCATCTCCTGCCAAGATTCGGCCATGAATGCCGAGTCCTTGGTTTTCTTCCAAGCCTTGTCACCGCTGCCGGCAGGGGCCTCGGCTTCAAACTCGATCTCGTCATCCTCAGTTTTCTTGCCTTCCTTCTCCTTCTCTTCCTCTTCTTTCTTCTTTTTCTCTTCTTCGCTTTCGTCGTGGAACTTGCCCTCGACCTTTTTCAGCCGCTCATCCATCGATCCCACGGCGTCCCTGATGGTCTTGATGTCCTTCGACATCGCGTCCATGGTCGAGTCATGGGTCTCCTTCTTTTCTTCTTCTTTCTCTTTTTCCTTCTCGTTGTCACGCAGATGCACGTGAGTGTGAATTTCGGGCCTGTCCGTTGCCGTCTCGCTGATCTCCTCGATCACGGCAGCGGTTGCAGACTGATCGCCGCTGTCTACCGCCTTTTTGAGCTTGTCAAACCACTTCATTACAGTCCTCCTGGTTTTTCTAACTGGTCTATCAACAGTCTTTTTGTCACCGATCGAACAGCGCTGGCCGCAACGACCTGCATCGAGAAAAGCAACATGATTAACACGAATCATGCGTTGTCGGGCGGCATTGTGGCTGATCTTTTCGTAATCACAGGTGTAGCCGCAGGAAACTTCTTTTGTGCCATTCAAGATCGCCTTAATGGCATCGCTGTCCGTTACGATGAAATCGGCGATCAAGAGATCATCGTCCGCCCCTTGGCCACGCCGTGGGTTAATAACGATCCCCTTCGCCAATGACTTCCAGTTATCAACATCCACGTCTTCATCTGGATGGCCATCGACAATTGGTTTCCCTTGAATACTCTCGATTGTTTCCTTGCGGAACACTTCGTCGCTATCTCGAGTGACTCTGACAATTCCATCAGGAGGATTCAGGTGCAGCGTTCCGTTCGAGGCGATCAGGATTTCTTGGGGGCTGTAAAGCATTTCTCCGGTACGCGCGATAGGAACGTTTTCGCAAATGAGGTACTTTTCTGGAGTGAGATGAAGGGTGTTCCCGATCTTCTCAGTGGTGTAGAAATTGGTTTTGGCGAGCATTTAACTTACGAGATGCAAATTTGCACCGACTATCTAACTCAGACTTAAGCCTGTCGCGTCCCAAACATCCTGTATTCCACCTTGCTGAAATAGCAGCCGCGTTGCGTCGTCAGGCGATACAGGCAACACACCAGTCAACTGAAAATGAGGCCGATCGGGCGAGCAGTGTACAAAGTCGCCGCCCCAAAAGAGTCCGAGTGATTTTCCGAGCGCTCCGAGCCTCAGCCAAAGCGGAGAGTTGTAATCCCAGTTCGGTTTTGACAGAAGCGACAAAGGACAGACATCAACTGCCAATCCAAATTCGTGCCATGAATGTCCAGGCCGCGCATGCGTAACTACCGGCCCCGGCGCGGTTCGGCCACTTTCCCATAGTTTTTCTTGCGTGGCCCAGTTCCTGAATGCCTGTTCGACTTGGATTGGTTCGTTATAATTCACCTCCATATCGGAGGCCAGAATACGAATAATCCTCGCTAAGTGCGGATGGACTTCGGCCAATCGTTGCTCACTAATTTCGTTCAATCTAATCTCCACCCTTCCATCGAATCAGGATCATGACCGAAGCCTTAATGTCGCGCAGATCGTTATGAACATTTTCGAGTTTAGTATCGTGCTGGTCGAATCTCTTCTCCCAGTACTCTTTCGGGAGATCGCCACTACTGACTGTTGTGTGTCCGTTACCGTTTCTTCGTCTCAATAACCCGGCCACCGTCTCCTTTACGATCAATAGCGCCATCATCAGCGCTGCCCCGAGTCCGATCTCCTTTACGCCGTCGTACTCCAGTATGGTCACAATTCACGTTCGACTTCTTTCGCATGTACGACCGCAACCACAAATGTTCCGAGAATGGTCTTAAACGGCGAGAGACTTATTTCAACTGGGAACTCGCGACCCTTGCTATTGACCCCGAATAGCGCGATCCCTCTGCCCATCGTGCGAGGCGAAGGGCGCTCAACATAGTGTGACGTGTATTCAGAATGCTTTTGCCGGAATCGCTCTGGAAGAAGCACGTTGATGTTCTGCCCAATCAACTGGTCGCGGTGATAATCAAACAGGAACTCAGCCGAACCGTTCACAAAGCGAATATCAAGATGGTCATCGACAATCACGATTCCCTCGTGCAACTGCTCGATGATCTTAGGCGCGAGACGGAGTAACACCTGCGCTACTTCCGTCTCGCGCTGCAAGTCATCCATTGCTACTCACCGTCCTTCGGCGGTTGTGGGTCTGGTTTCGGCTGCTTCGGTTGTGGGGTTGGAGTGGGAGTGTGCGGCGGGTGGTCGACTTCCAACGATCGGTTTATTCGCATGATCTCTCCATAACGTGTAGCCTGCGTGCTTCGCTTTCCAGTCGAAACAGTCGAGTCCGCTATCGACTACATAGTAGAAAACGAGCATCGTGACTCCATCGACAACTTCATTGTCAAGCGGGTCACAGGTATGCGCCGAGAATGTTTTCCAGTCTCCATTTCCGGGTTGCGTTTGCACTTCCATTGAAAAATCCTGGCCATTGAATCTTTCCAGTACGTGCACATCTTCGAGCTTGACTAACTCCTGCCTTGCAAATCTGTCGTACAAGAGCCAAACGCTTATCCCAAAAGAAGTCAGCGAGATCAAAACCGACATGAGAACGACACTAGCGATCCCCTTGGTCGAATATTCGGTTGTGTAAATGGCGGGGGAACTGGAAATCGCTTCGCATAGCAAGGTACTCTGCGAGACAGATAATCGCTTCCCGGTCAACTTTCTTATCAGAAAATAACCTTTCAACGCGGTTAAAAATACGCTTAACAAGCCAACACAGACCAGTACACGCGAGACCGAGTAGGCCGTTGACGCTAGTTGCAGTCCAGTCATGAACCATTGTCCTTGTTGCCCGAGATCACTGGCTTCCTTTCATTGACGTTCGGGCCTGCGGGTATCATGGTTAAGTCTTTAGCGGCGGCGGCATTTGCGGAAGAACGTCTTTAATCCACGGGACTTTACTGACTGCAAAATCCATGCCTGAATCGACTGTATGCCCGAACACGGCCGCGAACACGGCGAACTGTGTGACCATCTGCACTGCCCATGCAAAGCTTGACCAACCGAGATAGTTAAGAGCCTTGTCGGCGAATCCAGGGGTAAACAGCGCCCAGAACACAAGGGAGTCGAGAAAGAAGCGGACGATCAATGGTATCCAGCAACGTTGGATGAACTGGCCATAAGTATTAGCTATCGGATTTGGCCCAGTCACGAGGTAGAAAGCTCTCTTCAGCCAGTACATTAGCGCTCCCATAAAGAACCAGCCCCAGAGCCATAGTTGATGTTTCATTCTCTATATCCTCCTTAATTCATGCCTTCCTGATACACCGCCACACGGGCCTGATAACTCGGCGAGTTCGCCACTGTTACGCTGTACTGAATATTTGTTCCGGTAATTGCCACCACTTCTTGATTCATGTTCGCCACCGAAGCAACTCCTAAAGTGGTGCAGGTCGCTGTGGCCAGGGTTACCGTTTGCACCGTGCTGCTTGGATCGGTGTATTTAATCGCCAGAATAGCGGTTGCGGTTGCCGTAGATGAAGTGCAGGCAATAGCGGCAACAACACGATATAAAGTCGTAACCGGAGTAACGTAAATTGTCGTCGCGCTCGAAGCGCACGGAGTAGCCTAAGTGCAGGAAACAAATCCAGACTGCCCAGAACCGAGGGCGTAACTCGTGGAATCGGCTTGCACCATATGTGAGTGCAAGTCAACCAAATCGGCTAGGACAAAACCTATCAGTACACAACCAACGATTAACGCAAACAGTTTCCGCATCATTGCACTCTTGTGACCGCCGCCCTTAAGTTGTACGTTCCCGTTCCCGTTGTGCACGCCGTATAGCCAGTCGCGTACTGCACAATCGATCCGTTCGTCGAGAACGTAAAATCTCCGCTTGCCGACTCGTTGGCCAGAGCAGTTTGGAATGGGAAACTGGCTTGCATGGCTGAAGTAGCTGCTCCGGTTTGGGCCATCATTTGTAACGCTACAGCCGAGTGAGCGACCGCATTCTCATCTGTCCACGTCAAAAGAAAAGTCACTGAACCAGCCGTGACGCTAGAACACGCCGTTCCTGATCCCCAGAAATTCCAGTGGAGATGGTACTGACCCGCAATATTGCAAGCATCGGAGGTCGCGCCGCAAAGAGTTGCGGTGGAGATTGCAGCAGTTTGCCCCGTCGAATTAACTGCTCCGGACTGCGATACCCCTTGACCTCCAATATGCAGTTCAACTTCAGGGAGCGAAGTGGAGAGGACAGTTGTCCCGGAAGCTATTCCAGTAAGCCCAGGCAGCGTTCCAGCAACGGCGATTACGACTCCAATCTCCGGTGTCATTGGAGGGCATGGCACCGTGCCATTGTCATGACCTTGACCCGCCACCGAAGAACTTTTGCAAATAAAATCGCCTATAGTCGCCGTGTTATCCAAGATAACCGGGACTGTCCCGTGGGTAACCACAACCACGGGGTTCGTAATTTTAACTGCTATCCCAATCACGTTTCCTGTTCCGACAGGGCAATCGGTGACCGTGAAAGCAGTGGTCGTTCCGCACTCTATGTCTCCAATGGCTGTAATTGTGGTTCCCTTAAGGTAGCCAGCGGCTATCTGTATTGCTCCTTCGAGGGAAGCGGCATTCGGAGTGGAGTTGAGAACGCCTCCCATTAAAAGAAGTGGGCCAGCATTGGCAGAAGCGTTTACCGATGAGTTATGCGCGCCGTCGATCAGCATGGAGCCCAGCTGACCCGCAAATGACTGCGTGCAGTTAACATTGTTTGATCCGCAAATCTGCACCGCACCTGCGATGCTTAGTCCGTAGAAGGTGCTACTAGTCATCGAAGTGCTGGCTGTCGCTGTTGTGAACGCGCCTGAAGCTGGAGTCGTTGAGCCGATTCCAGGAGGCGCTGCAAAGATGGTACTGACAAAAGCGTCTGTGGCGATTTTTGTGGTTACATCTCCGGCAGTTTGCGTCGTAGCCGTGGTTCCGTTTGGCAAAGCTGGAGTGCCACTGAGATTTGACGCTGTCCCTGTAGTATTTTGGTTTAAGGTCGGAATGTCAGCAGCAACGATCGCGCGCCAAGCTCCCGTGCCACTAGAGCCATTCGGCGCTGCGTAGAAGAAATTCGCGGTCTGCGTGCCGCTCAAGTTGGCTGATGTACCGGTTGTATTTTGGTTCAACGTAGGGAAATCCCCCGCTACTGCAATAGAAGGCACGCCCGTTCCGGTTGTGTTTTTCAATATGCCTGTCGAAAGTCCCCCTAAACTGGTACCGTTCAACGCGCCCACTGTTGTTGCGCAGGTACCAGCCGTACTGGTTGCATCGCCAGTGTAAGCAGGTTCGCGGGCGCAATTGAGCGTTCCCGAACTGATGTTCGTTGCGTTAGTAGTGTCTGTCGTAGCGGAAGTTGCTAGGCCGTTCGATCCCGCTACGAGCGTTCCTATACCGCTCGGCCCAAGCGTTCCACTAAATCCAAGTTGCACGTTCCCTGCTGACGGATTCGCAAACGTCGCGGTAAGCCCATTAAAGGCCGCTGAGTTTTGAAAGTTGATCGTAGCCGATGAAGTAAGCGGCGTGCCATTCGCTTGAAACGCTGCCGTCGTGCAGCCCGTTACTTGAGCACACGAATAATCTCCGCTGACCGCCACAACTGCGCCAGTGCGCCCGAATACTGAACTGACTGCCCCTCCACCGGAGTTTCCATTCTGGGCCGTTGTCACGGAATAATTTACCGTCCACGTTCCTGAGCCCGTCCACGTGGCTGTAATCAGGTAATAAGTGTACGCCTTGGTAAAATTCACGCTCCTGACGGCGGCAGTCGTTCCGGTGTAGGTATCGGCGGCCGTATCGCAGGTTCCATTCTTCATGCAGCCTTGGATCGTAATGGACACTGCCGAGACCGTTCCAGTCGGAACCTCTTCAAATGTTCCGATCAAACCTCCATACAAGTTCGTGATTTTCTTCGTGTCGCCTGTAGTCGTAATTGATACTGAGCCATTGTTGACTTGAGCCAACGCAAGCGCGGAGAAACAGAACAGCAACAAGATGCTAAGTTTTCTCACGGTCACCTCCTTCCACGTTGTCCTTGTAAGCTTCCATAAAGTTAGCCGCCGCTCGCTCATAGGCATAGAACCGATCCCGGTAGACCTTCTCGTCATATTCACTATGTTCAATGGAAATCAAGCGTCGGAAAGCGATTATCAGTCTGTCAAGAGCCAGAAACTCAGCTCGCTGTGTAGCACTGCTCATTTTGCATCTGCGTTCGCACCCTCGTAATTACCAAGCGTCGAGCACGATATAACCGAGACTTCGCAGCCGGGATGCTTATGCGTTTTCTGCGCATTATCTGCGATACCGAAAGTTCCAATACAATACTCAGCTTGATCGTTTCGTAAAGTACTGCGGGGAGGGCTTCGACAGTTTTCGAGATGATTTCGTATTTTTCTTCTTGTAGTAAAACCTGCTCCGCATTGGGCTTCTTACAACGCAAGTCGCGGGCGATCTCATCATCCAACGGCAAGCACGCCTTGAAGTTCGCACTGTCTCGGCACCGCAAATTCTGCCGGGCCTGGTTCAACACAATGCTCGTGAACCATGTCTTAATGCTGGCATCCCCGCGCCATTGGTCAATCTTCTGGTAAGCAGCGAGAAGCGCATCCTGAACGCAATCATCGGCATCCGCTTCGTTCTTCATAAATCGCAGTGCGATCTTCCACTGCATCATGGTGCCTTGCGCCAACAGTGCCTCGAATGCGACGAGCTTTTCTTCGTGAGTCACTATCTGTGTGGAAACAGGTTCAAGACCGCCCCTTGGCCGAACTGGAGCAGAAACACGAACAACCCACAGAAAAACATGATACGACCAATCTCGCCTACGCGCGGATTGGCGCTAAGCGCATACAGCAACAGGCCGCAAATTGCTATCAGCAACGACAAGATGACAATCATCTGAACCTCCTTCACCATCTGTTGAGCGCGTTGGCAAGTTGAAACATTGACAGTCGGACGGAATCTCGCCGCAACTGCAACACAGATTAATTGGCTGTTCCATTGCGTCCTTCATTCCAGTACCAGCGTGCGAGTTCTACCTTGGAACGCACAGCGAGTTTCGAGTAAATGTTGTTCAGGTGGGTTTCGATGGTGTGCTTCGACACGAAGAACTTTGCGGCAGCTTCCTGCATGGACAAGCAATCGTCTACAACGGCGCGGATGACTTCTCGCTCCCGAGAGCTCAACCGCAACTGCCCGTTGACGCGCATTACGTGGTCAACCAAGTTCCAGCCGTAAAGCAACGGAACACAACAGTGGCGTCTGCAACGGCCATCGCAAATGCCGCATTGGCTGACAACGCATTGATCTTGTCGCCAACCGCAGGATAGACATTCATTGAGTTAGCTGAGGCATTGTTGCGCACGGCTAACGAGACGCCGGGAACGGCAGCAACACCGATGGTTACCGCATCATTGGCGCTTGTGACCGTCGTTACCCGGTTCATCTTGGAGACGAGCAACGTCCCGGTTGCCTGCGATGGAGACGTATGCTGCGCCGTGATCCCGTCAGTAACGGTATCCATGTTCGCGCTGTTGATGTTTTGCCCAACCACTCCCGACAGACCTGGAAGTGTAACTAGCGACGTTTGGTTATACGATGGAGTTGGCATTTCTAAATTCTCCCTTCAAGATTGGCTGCAAATTTGCACTTCATTCAAGGTCGGGGATGATCGGGTAGGCTACGCACCTGCATCGGTAGATTCCGCCCGGCAGCGATCGCTCTCCGTTTTCTCCGGTGACAGGCGGATCGTCCCAATCAAAAACCTTGCCTTGTAGTTTGCGATGTAGTGGTCTTACGTCGCTGTCACGGGCCGTTTCCCACGAATATTGAGTGCTTCCGACATACTTCGCCCGAGCCATAGTCAGCCCTGAGGCCGTGCGCGCCACTTCCGTCCTAGCGATAAGCTGAGCCCTTGACGCCGAGACATGCCCACTGCGCAAGATTTCCTTAGCGATTTCATTTGCCCGGACACCTTGGCTTAATCCTTCCAGTGTCAATTTGTGAACACGCTCGGCTGCGACCCTTGGTAGGCTGGTGATGAGATCTACATTATCTGCTAGGTACTGCTTCAATATCTCGCCCGTGGGCGCGTGCGCGAGTTCCTTCCGCAAGGCTCTGCCCATCTTCCGGCCATGCTCTTCCCAAGCCGAAGCATCCTTGCGCGCGACTTCGTTTACCATGTCCTCGGCTACTTTCCTTGACCATGGCAGTAGGATTTCCGCGTAGCGGTTAAGCGTCTCACGCAGTTGAAAGAAGCCGCTGAGGTCAGTCACACCATCTGGAGCGAAGCCGCGAATGATTGCCCCTATCTGACGGGCCACAGAGAACAGCCTGGAGGCATAGGTTCTCTCAACCGAGCGGGAACGGGCGAAACGTAGGCGCTCCTGACGGTATGTTGCCCTTGCGTCGAGCGTGGCAATGCCGCTCACTTTGCCGATTCCTTTGGTGGCCCGTCTTGGCGTTCCAGTTCTTCAAAGCCGAGGCGGATCGCGTTCCTAACTTCTCCATCACTGAACGATGCTGGGAGTTCCAGCTTAATGGTTCGCTCAATGCTTAAATCACCGACTGAGCGCTGGAAGCTTAGGGTTGCTACGACTGTATTCAATTTCCCGACTCCTTGCTGCCGATACAAGATGGGGGCGTAAACCGAAGTTCGCCGTTCGGGTATTCCAACACCAGAGACGCGGCCCCGTTGAAAAAGATCATGTCACCGTCTACGGCTGGACATGCGACCATCTGACCTAACGGAACATCCCCCGGAAGAGATGGAAGCAGGTCGAAGAAGAGGGGGGCGTTACGAGGTGGCAGCATCGTCCCGCCTTCCTGAATACGAGGTTTTAGTCATGAACTGCGTGCACCAGCCAGCCGGCGAGACGCTCTTGTTTTGGCTGTCCCACGAGAACGGCACGCGCGGGTCGCGCTGGACGGCAGGATCAGCACACAGGCCAGAGGCGTAGTTCTGGCAGTGGTCGCACCTTTGGCTTGCATCTGAAGTTGCCGAAACGTACCCCACATACGTGGGCTCAATATACGGCTTAGTCACATCCCCGGTAGCCAGCCAGCGCTTCAACTCATCCGCCGTAACTGGGTCATAGACGTTCCCGACAAGCTGCTGCTGCGGCATCATCCCGTAATACTGCCAAAAGGTCATTCGGGCGACTTGCGCGCTCGCAAAGCCCATAAGTATCTTCGATTCATCGTATTCCCCGGTAAACCGGTCATACGCATCCACGATGAAAATAAGGCCATTTGGGTCAGGGCCGATAAAGCAGTCCATCTGCTCTCCCCGCTCCGAGCTGTCTGTACCGCGAATGTAGCCGTAATCGGCAGGCAGCCGGACACCATAGCGCTCTTCGCCCTTCAGGTGCTCTATAACTACCGGCAAACCAAAGACTTCCACATCGCCAAGCATCCTGTCTTTCGTCTTTCCGACAGTCTTTCCAGTCTTATTGGTCTTATTAGACTTATTCAATTGAGTCTTTTTAGACTGTTGAGACTCAGGCTCTTGCCCCTCTTCCATGGCCTGTTTTTGTTGTTCCATGGACAGCATTTCCTGTGCCGATGGTGGCGGCTCCTGCTCAGCTTCCTTGATAGCTTCATCGGAAACGTTAGTCCCAATGCCGGTAATCTTGGACGATTGTTTAACTTCCTTCAACCCAGTAGCACGGTCAATGATTCCAGCTTGATCCAGTTGAGCGATTGCAGAGAACGTAGTCGCTGCTACCTGCGCTTTCTGGAGATCATCCAGTATCCACAATGGCCGGAAGTCGAACCAGAAGCCCTCTGGGAGCGTTATGCCCTCACTCGCAGCAAGGCAGCGGTAGATCATGGTCACCGCAACCCGCAGGAACTGCTCTTGCTGCATGTTGATGCCGTCGTAGTAGGTCCTCAGTTCCGATTCACCGCTCGAGTTCATGCCACGCGGCGATTGGCCAAATAACCGAACAAGTGGGATTTGCAGGGAACCGCTCAACTGCTCACCGAATGACAACAAGAGATCAGCAAGGCCACGCGCTGAGTTCCCGCCTGCGCTGCTGGCATTGAATATGTCATCCCCGTCGAGAATCGTGAGTCCTTCAATCGACTGGAAACTGGAGATCATCCCCATGTACTTCACGAGGCCGTCCAAAGCTGGGCCGCCAGCAGCTACTAGTTCACGCAAGCCTTTAATGTTTACCGTTCTAAGATATGACTTATAAACAAGTTGCGCAGCGCCTTGCGAGGCAGAATCGAATGCTACCATGCGATCATAAAGACGCTCAATAACCGAGATGCCCCACAGGTTTTCCATCAGTGATTGCCAGTAGGGAAGCTGGATGCCAACCATCCTCAGGCATCGGGAATGATGAATAGTCGCATTAGGCATGGCCGGAGCCATGGTGTTGGTGTGGTAATACTTCGGCAGTCCAAGTTCCGGGCCGAGATCGGTGACAAGGTTCGATAGGTCTGGTTCCACCATCCAGCGGTCGAGCGCCAGCATGCCCTTAAATTGACCCTTCCTGATCGTCTCGATCCGCAGCGGAGTCTTGGGGTCTTGCCCATCGATCAACAAGAAGCCCAGCGCGCCGCCGTACAGCCGCGCCCACTTGATAGTTGAGTTAATGGCTTGCCATATCTTCCACGAGACCGCGGCGCGCGCCAGATGATCAATGTGCTCAGGATCGATATCCCCGCGTATGTCTATGCCGCGCTTGGTCATATCGTCCGCTACGATGTCGACGGCCAAGCCGCCTATCCACGTTCCGCGGTGAATCCACTCGAGCAGCGTGCGCTGCCGTGTCAGCGCGTTCAGGCCGTAGGTGGCCCCGCTCGACATGTTCGCGGTGCCAATGCCGAGTTTCGCGCTGAAGTTCTGGAACGAGTCTTGCGTGCTGGTCGTGGCATTCTTGGCGCGCAGCTTCTCATCTGCCTTCAACGCCTGCTTTGCTACGGATTTAACCGAACGGGCCATTTCAGTTGTGGGAACATGCCACAATTAATGCGAATACAAGTATGGCGAGTGCCACTACCCAGCCATAGCTCGGCTCTCCGCCGAAAGGTTCCCCGGAGCCTGTAGATCATTCGGTGGTGGAACATACGGGGAATTAATGGCGTGGGGTAGTTTCATGGTCCTAATCTATTTTTGGGAAAAGGCTGGAAACCAAGAGTCGATTCCCAGCCCCGCTCTGGCGTTCGATTCTCCTCGCAAACAATAGGATTTAACTTCGAACGTCTCATAACTTTGCCCACACCTGAAGGTTGGCCGGCAAGTCCTCGACCTTTACCCGCACCGCGCTCGGCTGGTAATGCGACTGGTAGGCTGTGCACTGGATACAGAATAGAACTCGCACGCTCTGATCGGGCGATAGCTTGGTTGGATGACAGCGTAAACATGACCACAGTGGGGTTACAGGTTCGCCCATACGGAGAGATTGGTGGTTCCGAGGTGAATCCCAACCTGTGACATACAGTCGGCCATATCGTCGTTTTCGGCCATTGGAAACATGGTGATTTGCCGTACGAATGGTTCCGTCCATGCGGCCGCTCGGTCTACGTACCAATCACCAGATTGCCATTCCGGGGCCACTGCACAGAACCTGGCGATCTTCCCGCCTAGAGGCTCAATAGGGATCACTCCGGTAACGTTCTGGCGAAGGCGCTGAATTACGGCCGGCCCATTTGCTTTGTCCTCAACCAAGATGGCGGAAACATATCCGTCTTTGTTTGAATACTGCTCACGCTTGCGGCGGATTACTGACTCGGTTGCGATGACATCAAGATGCTCGTTGACGATATCGAGAATGAATCGCTTGCGGCCTTTGACGCCGATAACTCCAATAGCTACATAATCAGAGGTCTTGGTTTCCTTGAACGCGCAATCCACGCTGATCAGTTTCTTGTCGAAGATTTCCGGCAAAGACTCATCCCGCTCCCCGGTTAGCGGATCACTTCCACCGTAATACTTGATGTCGCTGCGCTTGATCAGGTTCCCCTCGAGCGGCGTGGGGTGCTGCTGGTACTGGCCAGCGTAAACAAGGCGGTCGGCCTGCTTTTCCTTAACAATCTCTGGGGTAAAGCGTTCAGGCTGAAGAACGTCACCCTCTTTGCGCGTAACGACTCGTCCGGAGATGGGGAACTCCCAGCGCTCATCCTTCTCAGCCACGAGGGGCAATTCGATCTTTGCCCACATGCCAGGGTCTTCCTTTTGCACGTAGCCCGTTGTGTCCATCTCGTGAAGTCGCTGCATGACCACAATGATTGCGGCCGTCGCTGGATCGTTTAGGCGTTGTTTCAATGTGGCCGATATCCAGCGATTCGCGGCATAGCGCTCGGTATCCGACAATGCCTGTTTGTTGGACATTGGGTCATCGAGAATGACAATATCCCCGCCGCGGCCCTCTGCTCCGGAGCCAGTCGAGGTCGCTACCATCTGACCCATTTTGTCGTTCGAGAACTGTGTGGTGAGGTTTCGATCAGGGGCGAGTTGGAACTTGTCAGCCCACAGAGATTGAAACCATTGCGACTGAATCAGGTTGCGACGGTCTACGGAATGATCTGTTGATAAGGCGGATGAATATGAAGCGAACAGGAACGAGACAGCGGGATTTTGCAACCACATCCAAACAGGGAAACACTTGGTAACATAGGCGCTTTTGGCGGTCCTCGGCGGAACATTAATTATCAGCCGCCGCAATTTCTTTTGCGCTACCAAGGTCAAATATTCAGCGATCAGCGAATAATGCCATGACCAAAGTAGGGGCTTGCCAGGTTCGAGTATCGTCCAAGCCGCACGAAAGAATGCCGCTAGATCCATCTCCATGTTCAGCATGTCCAATTCGGACACTGGCTTTGGAGGCGGAGCGGACAACTGAATGACCTTGACGAGCTTAATGACGCGCAGCGTTTCCTCTACCGTCATGAACGGCATGAGCGCCTTAATCTCGTCAAGCGGGAAGAGTTCCGTTGTCACTTGGTTTCGGATTTCCTAGACGCCACTTCCGCAAGCATATCGGCGAGTGCCGCTTGCGCGCCTTCGAGGCTCACGGGGATTGGCCCTCCGTCTGGGCCTGAGTGTTCGTGCTTGTCTCGCATCCCTAATCTGTTCTTGCTCAACCAGATCAGCATGGTTCTGTCACCCTTGAGGGCGAGCTGATTCATCTTCCGGCGAAGGCTAATTTTCCCGAGGCCATGTTTTGCCCCGAAATATTCTTTAAAAGTTGTTTGTTTCTCTTCAACTACCTTCCGCTCAATAAGTTCCGGGGTGACTTCGAAGTAGGCGGCAATTTCCTCAAGAGTGCACTGAATGCGGCACAGTTTTTCGAACTCGATCCAGTTAATGGTCTTAGGCGGACGGCCACCCTTACTGCCGTCCTTAGGGATTCCCTTAGGCATGTTTACTCTTTATACACCTGCATAGACACTCAGGCAGGTCACAGTTGGTGCAATACTTATTTTTGGATTCCAGCATCTCGCGCACCGTAACGGTTGCCGAGTTCCCGCGGTCAAATACCTGGCTGCGCTCTGCCTTGATGATTTGGCCCAAGATACTCACCAGCGGTACTCACGTTCCATTCGACCCATTCTTTCCGTTCGGGATTTCTTCTTAAGCGAAGAGGAACTGGCTGCAAATTTGCAGGCATTCACGAAAGCCGCGTGCGGATGATGGATAGAAGTGCGTCCGGGCTCTGGGTAAGACAAATCTAAATTGATCGGGCGGCGAGGCGGAAGCAGTCGTGGGATTGGCTTGAGGCTAGGCTTACTGGAACGGTAGCGCGCCTTGATTGACGAAATTGGTTCATCGATCTTAAGCCAGATCAAAGCTTCCGAGACTTTGACCGCAATGAAGCCGCCGTTTTCCTTGGGCTCGATTAAGAGCAAGGCGGAAAGGGAACTGGAAATGAAATGGGAGGGCCGATCTAACTTCGGATCATGGCTGGCTAGGATGATACCTATACGCATTGGTGCTTTTACCCCGAATTAGGAATCGGAGTACGCATCACAGCGAGGGGATCGCTGGAGTAAGTTGTAGGGGTAATACTTGATTCACAAATACCTTATAATGCTAGGCTTTGTAAAGATTAAAATTCAGCGACCACGCCGGGAGTGGAAATATCGGTGCAAATTTGGGCAAATATATCCTTGACACACATGTGTTCCTAGTGTAAGATTTTATTCATGGTTAAGCAACTCAAAACCTTGCAAGAAGCCATCGCGCACTTCGCCGATCCGCAGCAAGCCTTCGACTATGCCGTGCGCTACCGCTGGCCGGATGGGAACGTCGCCTGTCCGCGTTGTGGCAAGGCAAAGCATTCGTTCCTCAAGACGCGGCGTATTTGGTTTTGCTACGAGTGCAAGAAGCAATTCTCCATTAAGGTCGGCACCGTGATGGAAGATTCCGCGATTCCATTGGATAAGTGGATGGCGGCGTTCTGGATGCTCGTCAACTGCAAGAACGGTGTTTCCAGTATGGAGATTCACCGCGCTATCGGCGTAACTCAGAAGTCGGCATGGTTCATGCTCCAGCGGTTGCGCTTGGCTTTGCAAGATGACTTCTACGGCTCGAAACTTGGTGGCGGTGGCGGAGAAGTCGAAGTAGACGAATCGTTCATCGGCGGCAAGGCGCGGAACATGCATGTCAGCGAGCGCAAGCGCCGAATCACTGGAACTGGAACCAAAGACAAAACCGCTGTCATGGGCATCTTGGAACGCGGCGGAAAAATCAGGACTACGGTTGTACCCAATCGCAAGAAGCACGCATTGCAGGGCGAAGTTCGCAAGCATGTCGAAGCTGGCGCTGCGTTGTACTCTGACGCTCTCTTGTCCTACGAGGGACTGGCAACAGATTACGCGCACAAGGTTGTCGATCATGCCGTTCAATACGTAGACGGCCGCGTACACACCAACGGCCTTGAGAACTTCTGGTCGCTGTTGAAGCGCGGTATCGCGGGAACCTACGTATCGGTTGAGCCGTTTCATTTGTTTCGCTACCTTGATGAACAGACTTTCCGGTACAACAACCGCAAAGATATGAACGACGGTCAGCGATTCTCTCTCGCCATGAGCCAAGTATTCGGCAAGCGACTTACTTACGCTCAACTCACTGGTAAAGGAACCGACTCGCTCCACCACGAAACGACAGGGACGCGGGAAACGCAAGTTCCCTTTTAATCCTTGTCGGCACGCTTGGATTTGCGCGATCTAGCAGCCTTCTTCGGCTGCTTTTTCGTTTGCGGGACAGCACTCTTGGGAACCTTGAACAGTGCTATCATGCCCTGCTCAAATCTTCTGTGTGCTTCCGGGCCTTCGATGTATTCAGGTTGCTTCATAGCGAGCGTGACCCCATGAACGAATCAGATACTCCAAAAGCTCAAGATAACACCGCCGAGCAAAGAAATGATCCCAAAGAGAGCAGTGCGTTCCGTGACGCTATCCCTGTGTTGAAAAACCCAGAATCCCCAACCGAAAGCGCATACTCCTGCTACCACCATAAACCGCCTAAGCCATTCTGGAAGGACATTAAGGCGTGGGAGTTTGTATTTGTTATCGGTACGTTCTTGGTTGCGATCAAAGTCGCGTGTATTTATTCCGGCCAACTCGATCAGATGATCGAATCTAATCGGCTCACGCGGGAAAGTCTTCAAACCAGTCAGCGCCCGTGGGTAGGAGTTGAAACCGTGCGACTCGTTGCCCCAATTGGTTTCATTAAAGCTGGAAGCGGGAAAGACATTACTTATTTCGTCAGTGGCTCCCTTGAAATCAAGATTAAGAATTACGGGAGTTCTCCGGCACTGTCTGTCAGCGATTTCATTGAGATATATGATCCGGACTTCTCGAAAGAACCATTTGCCCCTCGTGATCCATTTGCCCAATTGCAAAAGTTTGGAGAAAGCACTTGCGCTCTCGCGGACGGGAATGAGTTCACCAAAAATAATCCCAGAATGTATGGAGGTTCGGTTTTCCCAATGCAAGTAACGACCTATACCAGCCACGGAATACCTGGATTCACGAAGAGCGATTTCCAAGTCGGGCAATTCATTCAACTGGTCGGTTGCATCTCCTACAGAGACCAGTTCGGTAAAATGACCCACCACACGCACTATTGCTTGGTTGCTCCAGTCGGCACGGTTGGTACGATTAACAATTGCGGACAAAATACCGAGGCCGACTAGCCCTGTCACGGCAAGGATAATTATACATGTGAGCCAAAGATATAAGTGCCCAAATTTGCACCTCCGGAAATTGTGCAATTGGACGGAGAGGATTGCCATAGTCACCTCGTAAGACAAGATAATTACCACCGTAATCCGGTCATAAATGACTTGCTTGGGGCAGGCGTCACTAGTTCCTGCCCCGCTGCAAGTTTTAAGCTGCCATTAGTTGATTAGCAGTTGTTGTGTTTGCCCAACTGCTCCGCCGTAAGCCGCTTAGATGATTTCTCGCCGCGAGCCACAGCCCGATCTTTCGGTTTGTCTTTTTTGGGAGCGGATGCGGCCTTTTGCCCATTGCTGCGTTCTACAGTCTCTAGCGCATCATCGATAGCCCATAACATCCACTCCTTCTGCGTGATTCGGCGATTCGCACAATTTACCTTGATCGCTGCCAGTACATCTTCCTGAACTTGGACATGGATAATCTTCACCCGCTCAACTTACCGCAGTCCTGAAAGTCTGTCAAGTCCTAACGGATTAAATAATCTGCGAACTAAGTGCAGATTTATATTGACATACTTCCGGGCTTATGAGAAAACATGGGTGCGATGACGAGGTGCAAATTTGCAGCTTAGGGAGGCCGCAAAATGCGTGATATGACGAAGCAGCAATTCGGCAAGGCATTGGAT